TTCGTTATCCCACTGAGCTGCTTCTATTTTGAAAGCGTTCGCATCACCACCAGTGACATCGATATATTCTTCATCGGTAAAATCTCCGTCTGCTGCATCCAAAACCATATAGCCGGCAGCGTTGCTATCCCATACCCCCGTCACGGTAACAACATCAACTACACGAGCAGTTGTTCCGCTATCATCACCCGTACAAAGGTCGGAGACATTAGGCTCTGCTCCTGCACCGGTATCGTAGCCGACAAGAATTGTATTGGCACTTCTAAACCTTACAGGATCCGAACTGGCGTAAAAAGTTTGTCCATTATGGTCGAAATCAAGAGGATACGACCCAGCAGGGTCAAATCGACCATCGCCACCAGAACTTAAATTACATTTGAAAGTGATTGTATTTGAATTTCTATTATACCAGTTATTGATAGAAACGGCATAGGTCGTATTATTCTCAATTCCATAACCAAACCACGTGGTTGTCCCTGGATGGTCGAGATATAATTGGGTATCTGTACTATTAGCTAATTCAGTATTCCACAACAAAAGACTTTCTACACCGTTGGCATAAATTCCATATCTACCAGCACTGTCAAAGGAGCAATATTGAAATGTTTGAACCGTTATTGCAGAAGCATCTCCCCTATCTAAATGGACATTATCACGACCGGAATTTTCTACTCTAACGTCAAGATACTTTACCCAGTAACTACTGCCGACTATTGGTGTCTCCGCCGTCATGTGAATACCATCAGCAGGTGCGTTACCTATCATTACCCTTTCAATCGTACTTCGCCAACAGCCTGGATAAAGCAGAATGCCGTGCGTGACGTTGCCGCCCGTATCTGTGGAATTGCTCATATCAATACTAAGATTGCCAACATACATCCAGTGATTGCTGTTTGCTTCGCCCATCTGAATAGCAGGAACATCAGTATTATAAGGCAAAATAACAGTACCAAAACTTTTTCGACAGGCTCCCATCCCTAATAATCGCTGGCCTTCACGCAATTTAATTGTATCGGTGGTCTTATAAGTTCCGACCGGCAAAATTATAGTACCACCAGTAGAATCGGTCGAATCTATCGCCGCCTGAATCGCCATTGTGTCATCAGCATTACCATCACCGACTGCGCCATAAGCCTTTACATTTGTGGGATTTTGCTTGGTAATGAGTTCCAGGACGAACATTATGTCTCTCATAGCTGGTAAAGCACCGATACAAATTATGCCCAAAAAGGCTAAAAGAATTATGTGTTTGTTTTTTAGTTTCATTTTTTTGTCACCTAATCATTATCCTAAAGGCTGGCATATTGGCTATACCGTTACAAGCCATAGTTATTTTTAAGATGTCTCCATCAACGACTTCATTTATCGAAAGTGTTCCCAAGCTAACATAATCTTTATTTGGTGGCTGATTAGCCGTATCGAAAGTCTTTGTTACAACCGTTGAACCTGCCCTATTCTTTATCGTTATTACGACCGTGTTGGAATCATCTACGCCCGAAGGTGCTCCCAAAGCCAAAATTCCGATATCGTTAATTGGTAATTCTTCATTGAAGTATACTAAGGGCCTGTTAGTTATCTTAACGCCCGGGCCCATGTCCTCTATATCACATACATGCTTTATTGCGGACCGAATATATTCGTTTAGAATATTTGCCCAGACATTTTCTTCTTCTTGAGAGCCAGGAGTAGGTAAATAAGCCATAGTGTTTAACCTACTTTCTTTACTTCCTCTTCAGATAGCTCATTGACAAGATATCGATGATACGAACCTTCTACCTTTACAGAGCCTCCTGCCTCACCTTGTTGATATTTCGTAACAGGATGGTGCAAGCTACGGAGGTGAACAATGAGACTTTGCGGTATCTTTTTTACCTCGCCGCTAACCAGATGAAATAACTTGCCCTCATAAGTGAACTGGAAATCGGTTCCATCCGGCAAATCACGATTCCAAATGCGACACCAAACCAATGGGTCATTTTTTTTCTCTGCCTGCTTTTCAAGGTATTGTAAACATTTTGGGCACGTTACTTTTTCTTCTTCTGTGACAGCTTTTTGACCTTTGGAACCACAGACCGGCCTCTCGCCATCCGATAGATGGATTAATTGCTTTGCCATTGCTATATCCCTTTATTCTTAAAGTCAGGTAACGCACCTGACTAATTAAGCAACATCGCCGAGGGATTTTGAACTATCCGCTTTGAAAGCATTGACGATTAATATCTGGCCGTCAGCGGCAAGGGTCGCACCTATTGTGATTCCCAGTTCGCCAGCGTTGACGATATTCTCCTCGCGGCAAGTCCATACATTTGAACCACCATCAGTACAAGTCTCGCCTGGTGTTGTAACCCAAGTCGCAGGCTCGCTCGTGCCATTTCCTGTATCCGTTGTCAGTTCATAGACATAACCGTTGTGGATTGGAGGACGGACGATAGTACCACAAGCCGTTGCCGATCTCTCGCCGGAGGCGTAAGATGTAGCAGCGGCCCAATCAGTAACGCTGCATTCTACAAGACCTCCAGCCGGCTTCGGTGAATCTACAAGAACTACCGGGGTTTTGGATCCCTCATAGGACTGGATACCGGTATCGGCATCGGCCTCAGTGACAGCACCCTCGGTGTATAAATGGCCGTATATACCACCACCGGCAATTATAGTTGCATCATCTTCCATCAGCTTGCCAAACCATTTCAACGTGACATTCGAGCCGTGGGTGGCGTTATACTTCAAAATCTCTACATAATTGGGTAAAAATCCCAATGCGAGATTATAGGCAGCGCCAGCACCTTCAAGTATCCTTTGTATCATTTGCATCTGATTACTCCTTTTACTTCTTAAATTTATTCGTTGCTCATAGTCGATTAACTATGAACTGTTTTAGTCATCCCGTTTGGTTACCTTCAGAACGATGATGTTGTTATCATTCTTTATTCGGCTGACGTTCATAAACGTCCAAGCGGCTGTCTGGCGCTGGTTACCCGGGTCACTTGAACCACCTGAACCTTTAGGATGAATAATCAACCTGGCATTGGCCTTCTTCAGGTCTACAATGCCGTAAGCATGTTTAGCGATGACAGGTATGTAGTAATAAGTACCTGCCGTTGAAGGGAAAGCCTCTGTAGCTGAACCTTGCTTATGAGCCAGAGAAGAAGCCAGGAATCTTACCTCACCTACGTTACCGCGTTCAGCAGGTAAAATGCCCGTCTGTTGACCATACTCCACAGGTTTGATAAATCCTTCACAACGGCGAAGGTCCCTGTTTAATTGGGTATGCATCATAGCCCAATATGAAGCCTCAATAGGTGAAGTACCAACTTTGGGTGTGGCAGCAATTGTAGGCGCTACCGGTGAGGCATCGTTATTCTGTAAGGTGTTGGCTACAATCTCAATATCGTCTGCATTCAAATTTGTTGGTGCCGGATCTCCGTGGCTGGCTGTAATAGCCGATGCTGTGGTGACCAGGATATTTCTTACCAGCTCATCCTCGGTGCGATACATCTGGTCGTTCAGTTCTGAAACATTGACATTGAGTATCTTATTCTCACAGGTAAACTCCAAGACATCTGTAATCAATGTCCAGCCCATATATTGAGCAACAGTCGCCCGAATATCCTGTTTGGATAGTGTGTCTGAATCTGGTGTAACCCCTTCAAGTACCTCAGCCGTCCGAGTGGGTAGAGCTGCATATCTCCGCATTACAATTGTTTTTCCATGCCCGCTCGGTAAATCATGGTGGTCTGCAAACAGTGCATGGATAAGTTTAGGTTTATTCCTCACCAGCAATAATTTTTGAAAATAACCATCTACTGCCGGTGTTATTACGCTCGTATTTGTTACATCCATTTTTCTTACCTCAGAAATTGGCCCCGTTTTGAATTGCTAAAGCAACAAATTCATCATCAGGCATAGACTGATAGCGGTTTTCACCTTTAAGCGCTGTACCTCCTTTGACATTGGAGGAAGATTTGACTTTGTTGGCGTTTTTTACAGCTTCATCAATAGCTTCTTGAGCATCGGTCTTTGTAGTTTGTTGACCTTTGGCTTTATTCTTCTGGTATAGTTTCGCTATTGAATAAGCTGCTACCTGGGGTTGCGCTGAAGCCTGAATTGTTGCTATCAGGGCCGGATTAGCTTTTATCGCTTCTCTTAATGGTTCACCGAATTGACCAGCTCTGATCTGTTCGGCTGTACCTACGACTTCAGAGTAGTCAGGATGCTCCACCATGAAGCGAAGTTGGCTGATTTGTTCGTTATATCTCCCTTCGATATGCGCTATTATAGTCTTTAACTGTTTTTGATTCGCAGTATCATCGGGGTCTTCAGGGTCAAGACCTACATGTTTGTAGATATCGAATTGTTCAGCCTGTGGCGCAGTCTGCTGCGGAGCATTGGCCTTCATAAGCGCAAGATTCTGCTGCAACAAATCATTAGCTTCTTTCTGCGCCTTAAGGTCATTGGTAAGTTGCTGTATACGGTCCTGAGCATCTGAACCTTTTTCTTCTTTTGGCTCTTGACCTTCTACTTTCTTACCTTCAGACTGTTGACCTTCAAGTTGCTGACCTTCAGATTCCTGATCTTTAACTTGTTGGTTTTCTGCTTGCTGAGCTTCATTATCCATAACTATCTCCTTTTCTCGAAGTCCGGCTTCGACTTCATTGGACCTGTGACGAGTAGGCCCTCTTTAGCGTCAAGCCACGTTATTTCGTAATAGCGCTTTTACGCGCTTTGTTCTCATATTTGATTTGCTGAACGGCAGCATTGAACCTTTTGGAGTCCTGCTTTATCATCTCCGCTTCAACAAGAGTTTTGGCGTCAGTTTCTATTTGCCATTGTTTGTCTTCGCTAACTTTTGCAGTATTTGACATTTGTTTTCTCCAAGACCAAAAAAAGGGGGCTCATTGGAGTTACCAACGAGCCCCCGTAATAGGCTGCGATGATTACGGCATCTCAGCGGTAGCTAACCGCCTGTGCCTAACTTTTTTGGTCATTTTGTCTTTTTCTTATGCACTTCTCCTTTGTAAAATCCACCCTTTTTATCAATACATACATGGCAATACTGGCCGTCTTTAAGACCAAGTTTATTGCCGGCATGTGTATCAGCTTCTATCATCATTACTCGGCCACCATTATCCACGCATTTATTGAATCCTTTAGGCATCTCTTTTACCTTAACTGTAAATTATAGGAAAATGCCGTGCTTTTTGTATAATTGATTCATTAACACCGTCCGGCTCAAATTCAGCTTGTATTGGAGCATCCTTTGGTAAGACCCATAGCTCTTTTATCTCGCCAGTTTTGTTATTTACCCGCCAACACATAGTATTGAGCATCATCGGCGGACATTTATCCCGCGGCGATACAACAATCCTCATCTTAGTATTATTTGAGTACCAGTCGGCTGTAGCCAGAATATAATAAGGTTCTCGGCGATGGCTATTTTGGCGGATACATTTATCAAAAGCATTTTGAAATTTCGCCGTTATATCCGGCAATAATTCGCCTATCTGAATCTTTTTCATGCCCATTATCGTCTCGTAATTGATTCTGTCCTTCCTGATGTCTCCAAAGTTTTAAGTTTATCAGTCAGATCCATCAATCTATCCCAATCCATCTGTTCAAGTTCTTTGGCGGTCTTAATCCTTGCCAGTGCTGCATCCGCTTTGTGTTCTTCGACATTAGCTTCGCGTTCGGAGGCCCTGCCGAAATCTGCCGCAATCTTGGCCTGCCTCATCTGATCCAGTAATTGCTTTTCCCTTAACTGCTCGGCCTGAATTTGACGTTGCTGCTGCTGAGCTTTTAATATAGATTGTTTTAGTTTCTTTTTGAATTGGATCGGCGCCGCTTCTATTATGACTTCTTCCGGTATGGCAAATCCAGCTTGCTTCAAATGCAGCAGTTCCACATAGAACATCTGATGTTGAGTTTCGGTGAGAATGCCTTCTTGCGGAGTACAATCGTATTGACTCAAATCATCTGTATAGAAATTAGGCGCGGGCATTTCATTTATGATTCTGAATATCTTCTGCGGTGAATAGTTCTTCTGAAAGAATTTTATGAGTTTGAATCCTAATTGTTTTTTCGCAAAGCGAAGATTATCAAACAAATCTTGAAGCGCTACTATGCCCGCACCTTGGCGTAGCTTCATAAGATAGCCGGACATCTGCTGTTTTAGTTCTTCCGTGCCGAACATAGAGTCATTGACGCAGGCTATCTCATTTATGAGAGCTTGAAGATCGTGATTGAGTTGAAATAAGCCCTGGGGTATATCTGATATTCTTCTTTCCTGAACTTTATTTTGACTAAGCGCACCGTCCTTTAACCAAATTCCCTTACCTTGTCCGGATGCGTGAATATCATCAGGATTTACAAGAGTATTTTCTTCCGCCATAAAACCAGATGATACTTGGCTATCGATAATATCGAGGATTTTGGATGTGCGTTTGGAAAGTTCTCTTTGCGGGTCCCGAGTGGGCCTTACGACACCCTGCAGTTTTACGGAGTAATCGTCATACTCCGGATACCAAAAGCCCGCCACTAATACGTGAGGGTAATCATCTATCTTGTTCGGGTCATCAATCTTATTGACAACACATCTGCCATTGACAAAAGCCGAGAATTTGACTGTTTCGATATAATCATCATAAGAAACAAGCTGTAAAGGATATTGACTTGTGATCTGCTCAAGTTCCTCCTTGCTTTGACGCCAGACAAATTTCTGGCCGGCCCTTCGATTAGCCAATATTTTGATTTTTTTGGTAGTGCGTTCCCAGAACTCCTGATAGTTGCATCTTTTACCTTCTTCCCTGCCACGACCGCGGTAAGCAGAGAAAGGCAAGATTCCGGTAGCACTATCGGCCTTGGCATATTCTTCAATTAGTTTGTCTTTTCCAGGTATTAGGCTTTTGACATCTTCGGTGAGCATTCCCTCCTCGTGAATGATAATATGAGAGCAATCTTTTAGGTCCCTGCGGGTAAAATGCGGATCGAGAAGGAATTTGTTATATGGCTTGCGAGCGAATTGAATGTTTCCCAATCGGTCTAAATATGGCTCGACAAGATTCATTCCTGTAATTAAAGAGCCCATTTCAAAGGCATCGCTAACTACTTCGTAGCCATGATTGTTCTCCATTAAGGGCATGATAATACCGGTCAGTTGATTGGCTACAGTATCATCCGATCTCTCGGACGGGCCTATTTTTAATACGAGCCGATTCTTGCGTTCGTAACCACTAATTAGCTTAACTATTCGGCGGGTGATATTGAAATTGAGGATTTCACGATTCTGCTTTTGGAAATAATTCCTATCAGCTTCGGTCCATGGGTCTTTGAGCACATATTTGAAATCAGTATGTGCTTCATTAAGCCATGGATACCATAGGTCATAGGCGTTGTTAAAGGCCTCGTCAAAATCTTTTTGTTTGTCTGCGTATTCTGCCATAATAAAAAAGCCCGATAGGACAAAAATCTATTTTTTAGTTATGTCCTACCGGGCGATTTCTCGTGGTAAAGAAGTACGTCCGTCTATATTCTGATTGTCGTTTTACTGCCGAAGCATAAAGTGCCGTATTTTAATTTTCCATCGTGTACCTGAAATAATATCGCCAGCTCCGAAAATGGATACATCCCTGCATAACGGCGAAGGTTTGTAATGATGCGTTTCTCATCTTCGGAGAGTATTATAACCGATTCGCGCTGGACAGTCAAATTATTTTTTGCTTTGGCCATTCTGAATCAATTTAACTTTCAAACTCATTTGTTGGTTCCATGTATCTGCTTTGATTCTATGACAGGGCTTG